ATTGACGGGGGCGGTTACTATTGTGACCGCCTCTGCTTTATGGGACTTTGTGAAGTTCATAATCAACAGAGCGGATAAGCAGAAGACAACTAACGGTGACTTGAAGACTGCCATCGAAGCTCTCGCAGATAAGGTGGACAGGAATCAGGCTATATTAGCCAGGACACATATACTCCGCTTTGACGATGAGCTCTTAAACGACATCCACCACAGCAAAGAGTATTTCAGTCAGCAGCTCCAGGACATCGACACTTACGAGTCCTACTGTAAGAGCCATCCCGACTTTAAGAACAACTACGCTGAGGCGGCTATTACGCACATCAAATCAACATATCAAAAACTACTGGAGGAGCATCGAATATGAGTAATAAAGCATACGACACATTAAAGAACATCGCTCTCATCGCTACACCCGTGCTCGCGTTCCTGGCATCGCTCGTGAATATCTGGAATATTCCATACGGCGCAGAGCTCGTCGCTACATTCACGGCTATTGATACGCTCCTGGGCGCTCTCGTAGTGGCTCTCAAGATCAACTACGATAGGAAGGTGGAAGCATGAGCGCCATCGAGTCGGCCTGCACATGGGCCGTCAATATCGCGAACGATAACTCTCACGGTTATGACCAGCTTCATAGACAAGGCCCCGACTACGACTGCTCCAGCTTGACGATCAACGCATGGGAGCAGGCGGGTGTCAAGGTCAAGGAAGCAGGCGCGACATATACAGGCAACATGAGAGCCGCTTTCGTTAAATGTGGCTTTAAGGCCATCAAGTATGTTAAGGGTATGGAACTCAAACGCGGTGATGTAGTTCTCAACGAGAAGCATCACGTCCTCATGTATCTCGGAAGCGGCAAGATGGTCCAGGCATCCAGCTCCGAGACAGGTGGCATCACCGGGAAGACTGGCGATCAGACAGGCCGTGAGATATATGTCGGCAATTTCTACGAGTTCTCTAAAGGCTGGGACTACGTTCTCAGATACGATAAGCAGGAGGTAATAACAGTGACAATAACAATGCCACAGCTCCAGAGTGGCTCCAAGTGTCCCGAGGTTGGTACAGTTCAGACTTTACTTAACGCTCTCGGCTTCGTCGGTAAGAACGGCAAGAAGCTCACAGTGGACCATGACTTCGGAGCTAATGTTGAGTATGCAGTAAAGAACTTCCAGAAGTCGAAGGGCATCGGGCAGGACGGAATCGTCGGAGCCAAGACATGGCCCTTGCTTCTCTCGTCTGATTATTAAGGTGGTACGCGCGGCATATCTCCTTTCAGATAATAGATCATATTTGTAAACCTCTTACCATACGTCAAAAGATCAGATAATAATTCCACTTCGCCTCCCTTGCCGCGCGGGGAGGCTTTTTTATTTGCTCTTTTTGGGGACATTTTTGGGGACACTTTGTAGTTTCAGCGGTGGACAGCCCATCACGAAAAGTCCGCAAAGTGCGGAAAATAGGCGCTTTTTGTTTATGGGTGAACATACAGTGACGGGTTCGAGCCCCGTATGCTCCACCACCATAAACCTCGACGGCTCAAGGCTTCCGAGGTTTTTTATTTTCCTTTTGGTGACACTTTGGGGGCATTTTCGGAGAAAGTGAGGTCTATGATCTCCGCTGCTCTCCTGTCCTCGCCGTCAAGAATATGTCCATAAGTACCGAACGTGTCGAAGCTGACCGCATGGCCTACGATGTCCTTGATCATCTGCTCAGGCATTACGTTCTTCATAAGAGAGATAAACGTATGGCGCAGGGAGTAGGGAGTACCGGGAAGGTTACGCTCTTCTTTGAGCTTGAGCCAGTGCTTATATGCTGACTTCTGGATTCCTTGCGAGCCGTCAGGTGAGCAGAATATCCATTCCGTGTGAAGTTTGTGCGCCTCGTTCCTGGCTATCGTCTTTTCGAGTATGCCATGAGCGAGAGCTCCGATCGGGATAACTCGGCGCGCGTTCTCGTTCTTACCGTCCGTCACGAAGTTGCGCGAGTTGATGGCTCTGCGGACAGTTACATGGTCCTTATGCAGATCGGACACGCGAAGGCCGAGAGCCTCACCGGGCCTCATGCCTGTAATGGCAAGGAAGCAAAAATAAGAGTGGTACCAAAGCTCCGACGGCTCCATGAGACGGCGCACATCGTCAGCCTGGAGTATTTCCTTCTCATGCTTAGCATGACCTTGCGGGATATACAGCTCGCCTCTGGGAAGCTCACACTGATAGTCAGCATAACCGAACTTAATCACAGACATGATGATGCTGCGAATGTTAGTCAGTGTCTTATGGCTTAAAGGCTCTCCTGACTCGCTACGAGCGCCGTTAATGACGCTCTGCCAGTCGCGGAGTGTCATTTTGCACATCTTTTTAGTCGCGCATTTAGGGGCTATGTAGAGCCTTATATACTGCGCACACTGATAGTAGGATGCAGATGTCTCACCGCGTCGAGCTTTCAAGTCCTCGAGGTATTCACGACAGACGCGCTCCACAGTCTTATCACCAGAAGCCTCACCGTAATACCAGGCATCATATTTCTTCTGACACTCGCGCCTTCCTTTTGCTCCGGGGATAGAGCAGGAGAACGAATAGCGCCTTCCTTCGTGTCTGACTTGTATGCGCCATCTGGTGCCGTCCCATGTAGGTGTCATGCTTCATCACCTCCGCGTAGAGAAATTAAGAACTTGATATACTTATCGACCTGATCCTGCTCGGATGGTGTCATGTTTTCGAGCAAGAGAGCCATCGAGCCTACCTTCATGGAGTAGTCCCAGCGTGTCTCTTCCTTATCTATCCCCATAAGCCATACAGGATCGACGTGCAGAGCGTCAGCCATCTTCTTAATGGCATCTACTTTGGGCTCCATCTGCCCGAGAAGGTAACGGGATATAGAAGCCTCGCTAAGCCCGCAGCGCTTTGAGAGCTCGCGGGAATTGAGGTTATTGTCATTCATCGCTTTTCTTAATCTATCTCTAAAGTCCATCTTCTTAACCTCCTGTTATTGCAATTCTATTACATCGTTCGCGTTACCGCAAATTATTGTTGACATCGCGAAAATAATTGCTTAATATCGAATTACGCTAACGCAAACGCGAACACTACAAAGAGAGGAGGCAACGAATGGAAAACGCAGACAACCTAAAGTTCTTAATCAGAGCGAAATACGGCTCTATTAAGAAGTTCGCGGAGGCTATCGAGGTATCGGAAAACACAGTAAATAACCATCTCAAGGATGGTAACTGGGATCGTAATCAGATGATCCGAGTCATCCGAGCCTTACAGATTCCGAAGAGCATGGTCTATCTTTATTTTTTTGAAGACGAACTTGCGAAAACGCGAACGGAGGCAACATGAAGGCCCTCTCGACAGTCTATCCGGCGCTCGGCAGGTTTTTCCAAAGTGAATCAGAACTCGCTAACGCAGCCTGCATATCACGAGCCCAGGCATGGAAGTGTCTCAACGGGATAGAAGGGAAGGACTTTACACCACAACAGAAGAAGGCGCTCATGGCTGACATCATCGCACGGATGTGCATAGGGCAGTTAGATCCGGCGGATATGTCACTCGCAGTACAAGCCTACGAGAACAGAGCGAACTTCGATGAACTATTTAAAGCAAATATGGAGGCAACAAAATGACAATGAGAGTATTACTCGGACTTACCATTCTCGGCATCGTTCTCGTCACAGTCGGACTGCTGGGCCTTTATGTGAATGTTACCCATAGGCTCAACAAGCTCCAGAGAGAACTCAAGGCATCTAACCGAGACATCCGCAAGAATCACAACGAGATAAAGGTGCTCAAGGAACGTGCAGCTCAGGAGTCTGACCGCATCATCATTCAGCACGAGTACAAGCCTGCTGACATCAGCTTTCCGTCTCAGGAGGTGTGAGTATGGCTGGAATAAAATACAACTTCAACGAATCAGAGTGGGAAGACCTCAAGAATAAGCACAAGGGGCTTTGGCAGATATTCAGTTTGATGATGGAACGTGAATATGCTTCCGAATGGAAGTTGAAGAAAGAAGGCGTTTTGATTAGCAGGGCTTTATCTCTCATCCCCTTCGTAGATGGAAGTGTTGATTCAGAGTTCTCTGACTTGTTTGCTAAGGCTCTCTCAGATCTTAAAAACGAAGCTGCTGCATATAAGATCGGTCGAGAGCGTTATGACGCTGAATATGGGACTATTCGAGAACGTTTAGAAGCCGTATATCAGGAAAAAACACGAGGTATTCCAGAGAGAGAAGAACGAGTTATAGAAAGAGAACGTCAGATAAGCAAGAACTCTCAGCGTTTAAGAAACTATGAAGCTGAGCTCGAAAGGAAGAGGATAAAACTCGATAAATATGAAGCTCAGCTCGAATTGAAGAAGAAGGAACTCGAACTTTGCGAGAAGAAGTTAAACGAAATCGAGTCCCCAGAACTTCGCGACAGAGTTCGCTTGAAGAATGAATTCCTTGCAACGGTCGAGAGATTCAAGGACCAGTGGACTAACAAAGCTATCGTTTGGAGTATAGGTGCGATTTTATCAGGAACTCAGGTTCCATCATTTAAGGGGGATAAGTAATGGCCTACGATCCTATCGAAGAAGCCCGCGACCTCGCATTAAAGGAAGAAATGGAACAGGCAACTAAGCCGAGAGTTCTCGTCAGTACCCGGTTTATGGAAGTGCAGAATATCGTCGGTTTTAA